GCGGTTCTGGTTGACCGTGAGAGCACCCAGTCCCTGTCTTGTACCTTCTGCAAAAGGATTGGCAACAATACCATATCTGGTTTTGAAACCGATTTTCGGCTGGAAGGAGTTCTCACCAACGGCACGAACCATTTGGAGAGGAACATATGGGCAGTAGAAGATGCCAGCGTCATAAGGAGAAGAACCCTTATAACCGACAACGTAGTACTGGTTGCCAGGAGTTGCGTTAGCTGAAGTCAGGTTAGCAGCATAAGGATCGATGTAAACACGATACTTACCTTGCAGAACACCAGCGAAGGTGTTACCAGTGTCATCAACGTTCAGGTTAGCGTTGAGTGCAGGGGTGTAGTCAAGAACACCAGCCATGGTGAGAGCAGAAGCAACGTCTGCGGAACACAGGATGATGTTGCCCTTTCCTCTACGAGTTCTTTGTGCAATCGCGTTAGCGTCGCGCTCGATTTGGAACAGGAGACCCTTGAACTTCTCAACACTCCAACGTCCGTTAGAGTCGATGTCGAGGTCGAATACACCAGCGGTAGCGGTGTTTTGAACAGCGCCTTGCTCAGCAACCTTATAGATGGTTCTGATGACTTCACGGTTGATTTCAGCAAGAATCTCAGTTGACAGAATGTTTGCCAACTCAGCTTCTGCATTCAGTCCGTGAATTGCCTTCAGATCCTGTGCAAGCTCAAGGCTGTATTCTGCCTTCAGTGCTCTGGACTTAGCGGTAACAGTGACTTTCTCAATCGAGAATGCCATCTGGTTGAATGCATTAGCACCCGTATCGAGTCCTTCTGCACTGTCGGTACGCAGACCCTGGCCAACGTTATAAGGTGAAGGCTCGGTTGTTGCAGTACCAACTGGGTTCAGAACGGAAGGATTAGTACCAGACTGTGCAGTAGTACCGAAACCAACTTTAGGATCGGTGAAACCGTTAGCGTCGTCACGACCGAAGGGTTGACCCGAGAATGCGGAATCTGGCTCGTTGAAGAATGCTTCGTCGCCAGACTGAGTGCCGTAGCGTGAACGCATTGCGAAGATGAGTCCAGTAGGACCACTCATTGGTTGAACGCCAGCCAAGTCATAAGCGACAAGGTTAGGCATTGAACGTCTGATGAGTGAAATCAGAACGGGATCGAAACCTGCGGTAGGACCTGCAGCAGCAGCACTACCTGAGAATCCAGGAGCGCCAGCTGAAGAGCCAGTGCTATTGGTTGGTTGCTCCATGAGCATACCGCCATGTTCGAATGCGGATTGCTCGCGGAGGAATTTTTCTTGGTTTTCCAGCAGGACGGCGGTTACTGCTCTTCTGTGCGAATCTTTGATTGGATCAAGACCCTCATAGTTGAGGAGAGGTGCCCACTTTTCCTGCAGATGCTCGGATTGGAACATTTGCGTTTACCTAATAAGTGTACGTTTTTGGGTTTGAATTATATTAAATTCAATTATTTGCTAAAAGAACCCATGGTTCTCAGGTATGCGGACATTGAATTCGAATAGGATTCGGGAGCAACGTCTACACCCTCAGAAAGGGTTTCGGACTTAGCAGTTGAAGGTGCTGATTTGGAGGCAAAATATGACTCCTTCAGCGTCTCCAGCTTTTCACGATATTCTTCTTCACTTTCAAACTCAACACTTTCGGCAAGTGAAGCGAGCTTCTCTTTCTGAGTCTGTGCAAGACCTTCAGAGACTTGATCTAAGATTCCGTCAGCAACCGACTCTGAGAGACGCTTGTTGAGGGAGATGTTCTTCTCAATTTGCTCGTTGAGTTTTGTCTCCATATCATCAAGTTTTTCTACCATGCTCTCAAGCACATCATATTTATCTTCAGGGATTGATACATAATGATCTTCAAAAAGACCCTTCATTCCTTCAAGGAATGATTCGGTCATTTCGGTCTTAAGACCTTGTTCAATGGCGAGTGCGTTCTCTTCGAACCACTCGTCAGCAACATACTCAAGATAGGAATCAACACGCTCTGCGAGTTGCTCCTTAACAGTAGCGAACTCCTCAGCGATCTTTTCTTGCTCTTCAGCAATCTGAGCGTTGAGTTGCTC